TGAAATTGAACATAGAAATGGTAAAGCTTGGGGTGCAGGTGGTCCAGCTGCATTCATTAGAAATCACGAAGATTTAAAAGCTATTACTGATAAGATTCGTCAAGGAACACCTGGTGTTGAAGGTGTTGGTGGTTGGGATATTTTCAACTTTGGTCCTAAGTTGATTCTTACAATGATTGATGCTCTTGAAAAGGGTGGTAAGATTTATCAGCGTATTTGCGATGATATCAGTGAAGGTATGAAGCAAATGAAAAAATCTTTGGTAAATATGAAGCCAGAAGATTTTGATAAGCTTATTAAGAAGTATGCAGAAGAAGACCAACACCAAGAAGCTATGGCAATCTCTTTTGCTGCTGTAATTACAGGTTTAGCAAATCTTTATAAAGTTCTTGCTAATGGTAAGATTGGTCAGATTAATGAAAAGACTGCAACATTCAATAGTGAAAATAATGGTAGCGAAACTGTTATTCAAACAAGAATTGACGACTTAAAGAATTCTCTTGCTAAGTTAATGAAAGAAAAACCAGACTATGATAAGTGGCTTGAAGAACAGAACAAGAAGAAAGAAGAACAGAAAAAGAAATTAGAAGCAGAAATTAAACAAGCTGAATCTGCTCCTACTGAAAATAGTTCTTATGTTCCTAAGTTCTCTATAAAGAATTTGATTAAGGAAGCAGAAGAAGAAGCAGAAAAATCTGAAACCAACAGACAGAAAGAAATTGAAGCAAAGAAGAAGCAATTAGAAAAGATTGATAGTGAACATAAGAAGAAAGTTAATGTAAACGTCAAGAATTATATTGCTATTCTTGATAACTATAAGCAAGTAATGTCTTTACAGCCGGAAATTAAAAATCTTTATGAATATATCCGTCTGTTGTTTAATGCTGATTATGCTGAAGAAGAATACAGCAAGCATTTTAATAATAAAGATCAAAAGTCTTCTGGTGAAGATATTTCATCACAAGAAGAAAAGACTGAAAGCTTATCTATTAAAATGAATAAGTATAAAATCTTCGAAAATGAAACAGTAGATGATCTTGAAGAATTTGATGGCCAAGATGAAAGTGAAGGTGGTTCTAGTTCTTCTAGTTCTAATAATAATGGAAAGAAAGATTCTAAGGAAGGTGAAGTTCAATATAGTTCCAATGAAGGTAATACCGATTGGATTAATGATGGTAGTGGAAAGAGCTTACGTGAACTTTATAGATTGTTTGCAGAAGATAACAGTTCTATTCAAGTTAATATTAGTCAGTTTAAAGAACTTGCTGAAGCAAAGAATCCTAAGGAAGAAACTACACGTATTGTAAATATCTTCAAGAAGTTGTTTGATTCTTTACAGAATTTTGATATTAAGCCAATTAAAGACGGCGTTGTTGCATTATCGAAAGTCGATATGAATGAGATGAAGTCTAAACAGGCTGCAATCGAAATTGTCGAATTTAAGAAAGAAGGTGGTGACGAAGGAGAAAAGAAAGACGAAAAGAAAGGTAAAACTCCGGCTGAACACCGTGACAATCTTATTAAACTTATTGATGAAAACAGCAACATTATGAAAAATGTTGTTAAGCAACTTAATCCAATTTATCAGCATGCAGAAAATGATAGTTGGTTAGAGACTTATGAAAAGTTAAAACAAGAATTAGATAAGAGTGGTGCAGAAATAAGAGATTACTTATTTGAAATCTATCCAAATGGTAAAGCACATGATTATATAGATTCAGAAATAAAGAAAATGAATGGTTATACATTCTTAACTAAGACATGGGCTGTTATTTCTTTGACTAAGGAAATTGCAAAGATTCTTAATAACTTAGCTCAGAAGAAAGAATCTATTAATTTAAATTCTCATCCAATGCTTGTTGAAGCCGATAATAAGAAAGGTGTTGTTGCACAGGATAGAAGCCCACAAGGATTCATAAACAGTGTTAAATCTGAAACATTGGATTTAAATAATGCAATGTTGCCAGCAGATTATAAGGCTGATGTTTACGATATTAGAAATCCAAAAACATTCAACGATATTGAAACCCGTTTAGCTGAAAGAATTATTGGAACTAGAACTGGAACGAATTCAACAGGTTTATTAAATTTAGCAAACCACGTAATATTCCCAGATGATGTTGAAAATGAGGAATATAATGAAGTTGGTAAAACTTTGGTAAAGAATGGTTGTGAAAAATTAGTTGGAATTATTCAATATGGTAGTAAGGGAAAGGATTTAAAAGGTAAAGATAGAGACTGTTATTTATTCCTTGGTGCTATTTGGGGTATTGCTCATACAATAGCTAAAAAAATCAAGGGTGATACATTAAAACAAGACGATACCGAGCATAATGGAAATGTTGGAAAGCAGAATGCTACACAGCATAATACTGACCTCAGTCAAGAAAATCCAACAAAAAATGATTCTGTAATAATTCCAGAAATATCACCAGATATGTTGATGAATGAAATTTATAAATATATAAAAGGAAATTAACTATGACACAAGAAGATTACATTAAACTCGTAGAATCTGTAGCTGGAATGAATAAGGACTACAAAATTGTAGTTGAAGATACAGATTTAGACACAAATTTTGATGAAAAGCCAGTCGAAAAGAATATTCGTCAGGAAATTCGTGATGCAATTAAGCCGCAAGTGGAAATTGCAGACGCTTTGATTACTACAATTAAAGACGCATTTGCTGATAATTTCGACCAGACAAATAGAATGGATGATGCAATCGAACAGGTTCAGTCTTGGGAAAAGACTATTCATGGTGCTTGTGAACAGATTCTTAAAACAGTTGAATCTAAGGATGGTTCTATTGATAGACCAGAATCTATCGTGAATGATAGTGGCAAGTGCTCACCAAAGGCATTCAATAAGTATATTAAGAATTATACTAGCCGTGACTATGGTGTATTGCAGTTGGCTGCAGCAATCATGGTATTCTATAATTCATTGAATGGTTAATTAACTTTTATATAAAAAAGAAAAGCAGCAATTATATGCTGCTTTTTACGTATTTAATGTAATCTGCCCATTTATCAAGAAGAAATTTACGTTGTGCATCATTTAGTAATTCATTATAACGTTCAGCTTCTCGATTATTAATTTTATATTCTTTCTTTAAAGCAGTTATCAAATCTGGATCTGTTTTTTCTGCTTTATAGGCATTATAATTAAAATAATGTTTGGTATGCTTTACCCAAGTATATAAAAGAGTAAAATGCTGTTCATCAGTTAAATGCTTTGTAGTAACTTCATCAAGTAATGGCATTAAATAATCATAACTTGAAAGAAATCTATTTATCATAAATTGAGAATATGCAAGTTTATATTCTTCTGGTAAAGTTTCCCAAGTATATTCTTTAGTGCAAATGATATTTAAAATATCAAATAACGGATTTCTCTTCTTTTCACTCATTCGAAATGTTCTTTAAATTCTAAGGTTATCTTATCATCAGTAATAGGAGTTACCTTAACTTCTTTTCCTGATTTTAAATCCTTAAAAATATAGTAATTTTCACAAGAATTTAACATGGTATAAGAAGAATTTTCTAAAAAACTTTTAATCATTCTATTCATAATTAATCCTTATAAAATGTACTTAGCCTAGAAATTGGCCATTCACCATGAACTTTCTTATTCCATTTTTCAAAGAAAGGCTTTTTAAGTATATCAAAATTCTTTGGTGGCTGACCTTTACTATAATGACGAACTTCAATGTCTATTGTAGAAACCTTATAACCACGTTCCAATACTTGTAAAGAAATATCAGTATCATAGAAATGATAATCTTGTAAAGATTCATCGAAACGTAAACCTTCTTCAAATATCCATTTCGGGAAGAACATACAGCAACCATCTACTGTTGCAAGATAATCATGAACACCGTAATGTTCTCTCATTGGATATTCTACTAATCTAAGATGATTATCTATATCACCTTGAATAATAAAACCAGAACCATAATTTGACCTACCGCCAGCACGAGGAACGCCATTCCACCAAGTGCAATTATCATCTAAAGCAATAGTTCCAATTACACCAGCAATACCAACATCACCTTCTTCAAAAAGTTTTGTCAGTTTATAATTACATACATCAAGCGGTGTTTTAATATAACAGTCTTTATGTCTAAAACAGATTATATTATCATCACTTTTTAAAACGTAATTTTCAATAGCATAATTATATTTCTTAGCAATAGAGTTACCAACTGTATTATCAAGAAATTTAACCTTGTCGGTATCTACATCTATTTCTTCTTCACATTTACTAACTGGTATAAATTCAAGCATCTACGTTTCCATTTAAAATAGTATCAAGGTTTCTGATTTCAAATTTAGTATTATTGCCATTTGTAGCAGTATATGAAATGGTTAATCTTTGTGCAAAATTACTATAAACGTTTGTTTTACCGTCTTTAATAATAATTAATTTTGCTACATCCATTTGGCCTTCAAGTAAATGAATTCTTTCATCAATAGAAAGTGTTGGAATTAGCTTATCTACATCAATAGGTAATTCATTATACTGTATAGCTTTTTCCATTACCTTTTGCTTATCTTCTTCAGAAATAGTTGGACTAAAAATGTAATAAGATAAAATACATTTTGTCTTTTCTTTTTTTATTCTATGTTCGATTTCTTCATCAGTTAATGGATTATCACCAAATATTTTTAAATCAGCAAAAATTTCTTCAAGCTGTGTATCAAATAATTGTCCAGGACGAACATATTTTAATTTATTATCTTTATAACAAGCTGTTAATGGAAAAATAGAACGTTCAAGTAATTGAGATAATTGGTCTTTCTGTGATTGAACATTTACTTCCACAAAATAAAGATACGCATTATTAATATATGATATAGATTCTTTATAATCTTGACATACATGGCATGCATCATCAGTAAAAACATAAATGCCATGTTTATAACCATTTATAAATTTATTAAATGCTAATTTTTGTGAATCAAACATTAAAGTTCCTTTAAAAAATAAAATCGGCATTAACCGATTTTATTTATAATCAAGTTTTTAAGTTGCTTCAGGTGTCGGAGGTTCAAGAATTGTGTTGTAAGTCATAAGAACTTTCTTACCAGTATCTGGGTCTTCTTCCTTATGCTTTACATACCAAGCAATATTCTTAATCATATCCTTTTCTGGGTCGCAAATAAAATCAAGCGTATATTCAGTAGTCCAACCACCTTCCTTCAGTTCCTTTCTAACTGCTGTAAGGTTATTAAGCTTGACATCAAATACTAAATCACTGAATGTCATTTTATATTCC